TAGAGAAGAATGTTCCAGAGTGGGAATGGGTTGACATGAAAGACATAACGTTTCTTGGTGAAGAGACGTACATTTTTATAAGGAAATAGCTATGAGAAGAATGCTTACTGACAGTTTTTTAACTGGAGCTAAAACTAAAAAAGGCTCCTACGTAGAGTTATTTATAGACCCCAACAAATCAGAAATGTCAGAAGCTTTCGATTTAGATTACTCTGCTTTAAACTTTGGAGACCTAAGAGGGTTTCTTACTATTACCGGTCACCTTTTTATTGGTGTAACACAAGAAGAAGAGTTAATTCATGATTATTTATTAAAGATAATCGCTGATAATCATAGTACGATAGACTATTCTCCGGGTTGGGAAACCTCAAGCATCAACAAAATCTTAGCCATATTCATAGAAGAAGACTTATCAGTGAGACATAGTGACGAGTCGTATACGGGAGCCTTAACCTCAAGTAAACTAGAAATTTATAAAGAAAGATTCAAAAGTAATCCGAAGTTATCATACTTGGAGTTTAATTATGATGTATAGATATCGTTTGAAAGAGTGTAAAGAAAATGAAAGTCTTAATTCTAGAAAACTAGAAGGAACTACTCTGTATAAAAATCAATGGATATATAGAGACCGTCCTCTCATACTAGAATCTTTTCATAATCTTATTGAAGTAGAAAAAGGAAGTGATAAGACTGAGCTGGAACAAAAAGATATTTCCGCCGTGAAACAAAAACGTCAAGAGATCCGACAAAGAAGTATTGAGAATATTAAGAAAAATCCTAGAAAAACTGCCGCGGAGGTAGCTACCAGGATCAAAATAAAAGAGGATAAAGAACCTATAGAAGATATTGTAGAAGATACTTCGGTAGAAATTATTGAAGAAACCAAGGCTGAAGAAAAAGATGTATGCCGTATGAAAAAATCGGAACTGATTGACTATGCTTTAGAATTAGGATTTTTAAACCAAGAGCTAAAAGGTCTTACAAAAAGTAAGCTTATTGAGCTTATAGAGATAGATGAGGAAATAGATGAGCAAGATTAAACAATTTCTAAAAAAAGCATGGTCTCACATTGCCTTAGCCATATCAATTCTTCTTTTGATAATTTCTATACGTCGTAGGCCTACCACCGAGGAAATTGAAGAAAAAAAGGCTGAAGTCAAAAAACAAAATAACATCATAGACGAAAGTCAAGAATCTGTTGAAAAATCAGAATCCTCTCTAAAGCAAACTATTAAATCAAGTAAAGATAAGTCGAAAGAAATAAAAAAGGATAAAGAGGAAAGAGATGAAAAAGCTGATTCTTTCTTTCCAAATTTAAAGGAGAAATAGTATGAGAAAGGTAGAAAAGTCGGAGAATGTTAAAGTAGAAGTAAGCGAAGATTTTCGACTTCCTGGAACTAATATCATTGTAGAAAAGGGCGAAATTGTTGAGATTCTAACAAAGGTTGAAGAGCTTACAACCGATCAGAATATTAGAGCTCGTTATGAAGAGCTAACCAGAGAAGAAGGACTTGCGCCTGCAGCAGCTGTAGCTACTATAGTCGATGAATACCCGATTCCGTATGATGTTATTCTTCCTATGTTGACTGAATGGGGATACTTTATCGGGCCAATGGATCGTAGATAATGAATAAACTTCCTCTTATTTTCATTTTTATATCTTCTGTTCTTTTTTCTCAGGAGTTTACAATTGCAACTTCTAAAGGAGAAGTTGATCTCATAATTCCTGAGGATATGACTCTGGAAGAAGCGTATGAAAATATGGCTTCCTTATATTTAGAAGAAAGATATGACTTAGAAGAAGCTCTTGCTGAGATTGATAAATTGACTTCAGAAGCTGAAGAATATATAGAGGAAGTAAATCGATTAGAAGAAGAGGTTGATATTCTTCAGAATGATAATGAAGAATTACAAGATTTGTATGATCGAGAGACACGAGACGAAGCGATAAGTATTCTATTTGATATTGGCTTCGGTATAGAATCTGATCTTTCTTATTTTTTGTCAACTTCTTTCGGAGTGCAATTATTTGACACATGGTACGGACAAATACAAGTTTCTTATCCTATAAGAATAGGATTAAGCCTTGGGAGAGAGTTTTAATTGGCAGTTAGAGATGTAGTAAAAGATAGAATTCTCGGCGGATCATACCACAATACAGAAGGATATCGAAATGTAATATTCTCAGCTATTTTGGCTCTTTATGAATATTATGAAGGATTCTTATTCCCAGGTGATCCGGATAGAATTGTCTATGCTTCACCTGAGTTTGCATTTCGTCGCAGAATACAAACTCAGAAGTTAGATCCATCTTCTAATTCTCTTACAGTCAATTCACTTAATATGCCTTTTCTAGCCTTTTCAATCGGAAGTGGAGGAATTAATACCAATATTGACCGATCTGCCTGGAAGAATTTTCCTCTAGAATTAGACGGCTATATGGATTGGGACTTAGGTAAAAAAATTAGATTAAGTCCTATTAAGATAGATTTTAATGCTATTTACTTCACCGACAGAACTTTGGATATGCATTATATTATGACACAGTTCTTGTGGGATGATGCTTTAGAGACAAAAATCTATCCGAAAATTGAAATTGATGGACTAGAATTTGAAAATATGGGTCTTTTGAGCTATAATACAAACTATGGAGAATCGTATAATGAGGATGAGTGGCTAGAAAAAAATAAACTACAAGCTATTACCGTTGATTTTAGCTTAGATACCTTTATGATAAGAGATCATAATAATCGCTTTGCTATTCCACAGAGTGTTATTTTTAACTTTGCACATAAGCATGGATTAGAAGTAGGAGACTATGACATAACTCTAAATGGAGTCATAGATCATGTTTTAGGAGAAGTAGACTTTTGAAAGTTCTAAACTATAATAGAAAGATGTTATATAGATATGATTTTACGAGATTAGTTAATACAGGAGATAAAAAATGAGCAGTTGGAGAATTACAACTTTATTTGATAACCGCAGTGGTAGGGCAGTTCCTAGCGCTGGAAACGGAATTGGCGGAACGGTTATTAGAGCAAATCGAGGAACTCTAGAGCCGACATACTTTGGTATCGGAGAAACACTGAGAATGACGACTCTTTTCGGTCTTCCTACCTCAGATAATCCAGAATTACTTGAAGCATTAGAGTATAACAACTCATATCCGATTTGGGTAAGTGCCCCCTCTCTTAATGGACTACATGGCGGAGTCCTTGTTGGTCCTAGTGGAACAGAGAGTCTAGGAGCTGGAGTACCTGCAGCACCAATGAGTCTTACTCAGGTAGGACTGGAAGAAACTGTGGGAACAGGCGACGGTTCAACCTTAGCTTTTTCTCATGTTATTGAAAGAGATTCAGAGTATATTAATACCAGCATCGACGTTGTTGTGGAAGGATCGTCTAGAACAGTAACGGCTACTGATGCTGGTACAGAAAACTTAACAGGTACAGGTGTTACGGGAACTTATGTTCGTTCTACAGGCACTCTTGATATTGTATTCGACACCGCCCCTCTTGCCGGCGATGTTATTAAAGTAACGTACAATGCTGATCTAAGCTCCTTTTATGGACTTTTATTAACAGCTAGTCCTGCCGACGATTACCTTGGAATTCTAAACTCTTTTGACTCTGATACTGATATTTTTACAGCTAAGGTTTATACTAAGAACACCTTAGGATCTTGGGTTGAAATTAATGCCTCTGATATAGAGTTTAGTTTCTCACCTGATGCTGAGAATGGATTTGGAACTAACGTCTTCATCGAGAATGCTTTCAAGAATAGCGATTATATAATCCCGATTGTAACTGATGGAGCTACAGTATCAACCTTTGTAGACGATTCTACTACAGTTGCTTTTGATGGAGGGGATCGTGGAGATGAAGTTTCTGGATCTGATTTAGCTGTTGGTTGGGATCAATTTCAAAGTACACGAAAATATCAAATCGATGTCTTTTTTGATGCTACCGCCGATCAAGCAGTTCCAGCAAAATTTAGTACTCTTCGCGGATCATATCACAAGTACTCTAAATTCATTCTTCCTACTCCCAATCAGAGTATTTCAGACACCTTGTCTTATGTACTTCCAGTTCAGAATCGTGGAGTATTTTATTACTACGGATGGTTTGAGATGCTCAATGTTTACAATAACACTGGGAATGTTATTTCTACCCCAACTGGAGAAGTAGCAAAAAATATCGCAGATATCGTAGTAAGAGCTTTTGGCGGTATTGCTCCAGCATGGATCAACGAAAACGGTCTTGGTGGTCAGCTTACAAGCGGAAGATTCGTTGAGGCACAGTATGATCCCGATGAAGCACAGCTCGAACAACTAGATACTGCTAGAATAAACCCGATTGTTCTTGATCCCAACTACGGAGCTATGATAATGAGTCGTAGAACTTCAGTCGCTGGCCTCAGTGATTACTCTTTTATCGATTATAGTGGACTTATTGACTATGCGGTAAAGAATATCGAGGAACAGGTTCTTCCTTATCAAGTTGTCAAACTAAATGATGCAGCTCATAGAAATATTGTCGTTAACAAGACCAATTCTATTCTTGAGCCGATGACAGTTGCTCCTAGAAATGTTATTCGAAATTATGCGATTAAGTGTGATGAAGAGAACAACAATGATGAAGTATTAGCGAGAGAAGAGTTTAAACTAGATGTAGCTATTAAGGTAACTCCCAAATCTCGTACTATTGTGTTCACCTTTATTAATACTCCGCAGACGTCAAGTGTAGAGGAGCAGTTCGCATAAAAATAGGATGACTATTAATTATAGGAACGAGGAGAATAAACAATGAGTATATCAGCAATTTTTGCATTAGGGGATGACGCACTAAATAACCAAGCGGAGGTGAATATCACACCGCTTAGCTTTTTCCCTAATGTGGATCCTTTAAAGTTTAGAATAACCGATTTTGAAATCCCCGAATTTTCAATCGGTGAGTATGAAGTAGCTTACAAAACACAGAAGTTTAATAAGCCGAATGGCCGCATTACTACTCCAAACGAATTTACATTCAACTTTAGAGCAGATAAGTATTGGACTATTTATCAAGCTCTTTTAGTATGGAAGAATTATATTGGAGATGATAATTCTGGAACTATGGCTGAAGATGTGGGGGCTATCACTGGAGAGAGTGATATTCGTACCGATGTTTCAGTACTTACTTCTGACAGTAATGGTGTCCCAACAAGCCCGGGTTGGACAATGCAGCAAGCGTGGCTAAAAAACCTCGGAGGTATTAGTTTTGATAATACTGCAGAGGGTGAACCAATCATCGTAAGTGTGACATTAGACTTCTTGAAGATTATTCCTGGACTATAAGATATAGAATAATAATAGCCTCTGGAGATATAATACCGGAGGCTATTTTTCTGATTATGGACTATTAACACATATGAGCATAATCGAATCTTCCTTTGAGAATTCCAATCACCAGCTAGCCAATCTTTGGGATTTTTTTATCTCGAAAAAAGAAAACGAAGATTGGCCACTAATAGCTAGAGTGCAAAATACCACTCTTCCTTTCATTAATCTAACAACCGAGACTCGCAATACCGGTGAAAAAGCCTATACTGGATTCGAGCCTATCGGAGAATTCTCTATGACCTTTTATGAAAATAGAGATTTTTCAACATTTCAATATTTCAAAGACTGGATGAATGATGTTTTCGACGAAACGCAAGGAACTTTTATCTCTCAAGGAGAAAATGTAGAAAAGGGAAGCTCACAGGATCTTATTCATAGAACCGGATTTCTTTCCTTCGAGTCGTTCAGAATAGACTCCAGACAAACGGTTGAAATTTATGTCAAAGAACTTACTAAAGGACTTAATGATAATATTACAGCTACGGATATTCGATCTCAAGTTAAAAATCTTATACAAACAAAAGAGTTAAGGAAAGCAAGTTCAAGTAGTGTTATAACTCAAGAAATTGTAGGTGGATTAATTCAAAGCTTAGGTGGTCAGATTGTAAATACTGCTGTACGGTCTGCAGTGAATGCGGTTAATAGAGTAGGCGGAGTATTTGGACGACCAAATCTTATAGGTAATTCTTCTAGTACAGGAGCTTCTTCCAATCCACCTCCTACTTTAAAGAGTTTTGATACTAAAAATCAACCTCGGTCTTTAATAGTAACTCAAGAACGAGTAGAGAGAATAAGCCAAAATATACAAAGAAATATCATCAGAGAATCCGTTCCAGTTTGGACACCATATGAAACAAAATCCTTTAGATATGAGGGATTAAAATTATTAGGACTTTCTGAAGTATCACTAGATTATGATAACGTGGACGCCTTGCAGTTTGATGTCAATTTTACAGCAGATAGAATTGTCGAGACTTAAAGAGAATACTATTAAGTTAAGGAGTGAGCATTAAATGATTGAGAATGAAGAAGCTACGGCAGATTTACTTTTTGTTACACAGAACAGACAAGCAGAACAAGAGAATAAAAAATATTTAGAGCAAAAAATCGCTGAGAAGGTTAATACTGATCCCGTTAGTATTCCTTCAAATTATATAGAAGTAAAGCTTTCTTCCTTAGGAAAGTTGACAGCCCCTTCTTCTGTGCATGTTCGTAATTATACTTTCGAAGAAGCCTTAGAATTATCAGAAATCGACGAAGACAATGAAAAAGAGATAATGATTAAGGTTTTGAATGAGCTATTGTGGGAAGATATCGACGCTAATGATCTTCATGAAGAAGAAGCTGTTGAAATACTTCTAAATATTTATGCTAAGTGGTGGGGAAGTAAACTAGAAGGTTTTAGATATCAGGTAGATGAGAGTCTCCCCCAGAGCCTCCGGAATAAGAATGAAAATACATCTATAGCTGAGATACCCATAAGCAACCTGAATACACTAGAGCTCTCTGAGAAGGTTTCAGAGCCTTTTGAGTTATCAAATGGAAAAGATAAGATTAAACTGCGACTTCCTAGAATGAAAACAGGACTTATAGCTAAAGATTTTGTAAACAAGAAATATGTAACAGAAGAGACAAAGTATGCTGGTTTAAAGAGAAAAATTCGGCTTAGGGAAGAATACTCTCAAGATGAATATGATGAATACATGAGTTATCTTCGAGAAAGAGGAAAGGATTATCTTCGAGCATATCAGGCTCAACTTGTTGACTCAGTGAATGAAAAGAAAGTAGAAGATTTTCCAGAAGCGTTAAGGATTCTGTCAGAATTGGACTTGACTATTTGGAAAGAGTATAATCGCGCTCTTAAAAATAATTTTGTATTCGGCGTAGACAAAGAGGTTACTTTCGACTGTACCGTGAATCATACTCCAATTACTAGGAGGTTTCAATTTCGACCTATGGATTTTTTACCGTCCGTGGAATCAGAAAACGATACAGGATATACTCTTTCATTTGGCTAACAACTTTGGTTGGAGTCTTGAAGATATTAGAAAGACTCCGTCTCATATGGTTTTTACTCAGTATAGAAAACTCGTTAAATGGAAGAAAGATAACCCGGGAAGAGGATGTCCTTTCTCAGGATAAGATTATCTAAAATCACAACTATAAAATTATGAGCGATATGATTCCAGCTGGGCTTACAAGAGTTGATGACGGCTCTGACAGTGAAGCCAACAAATTTCTAAAAGAACAAAGTCAGTATCTCCAAGAGATTGGGGCTAATACAGATCTGACCAAAGAGTATCTTAAACAGATAACCCCAGAATTAGCGAAACAAACAGACGAATTATCGGAAACTCTTAAGAATCAAGGATCCGATGTAAAAGAAATTCAGAAAGGTTTTTTATCCGGAATAAAAGATTTTAAAGATTCTTCGCTAGACAAAATTAAAAGTACTGTTTCTACCACTACGACTTCTCTCGTCGATGGAATTAAGACGCCTCTTTCCTTGATAACCGATCCTCTTCAAGAGTTGACAGGAATAAATGTTAAAGACTCTTTTAAGAAAGGGATATCTTCTGCTGGAGATGGAATAGTCTCCTTATTTAAGGGTAAGTCAGACTCTGGGGAATCTGACTCCATATCCTCTTCTATTCCTTCGCTATTAGGCGGTGGAAGCGAAGAAGAAGATAAGAAAAGAATTGCTCCTCGTAGAACTCAGATGCTTAAGTATGGCATTGAAGGAGCGAGCGCAGTTTATCTTGCAGACACTTTACTTGACGCAGCTAGTGGTTCAGAATCAGTAGAAGCAGAAGGTGGTGGTGGCATTCTCTCTAACATGATGAGCCGTTTAGGAGTAAGAGGTGGTGGAAGAGGCTTAGGTGGGATGATGGGACGTATTGGCCCCGCTCTCGCTGCAGCTGGCCCTTGGGTTGCTTTAGCTGCGACTATAGCTGGAACTGCTATTGCTTTCAAGAATGAATGGGATAAAGAAGCCGAGAGTATGGGTGAAGAAATACGTGATGTTTGGAACGATGAAAACGCTACCTTCTTGCAGAAAATGGGGGTTACCTTAAAAAATGCAGGAAAGGGTATTTTTGGTGCTCTTGCAGGCGGAGTACGCGGTGTTACTGACGGAGTACAGGAAAGAGTTGGCAACATTCGAGGAATATGGCAAGATGAAGAACGAGGCTTGCTTAGTAAAATTGGAGGTACCGTAGGTCAAACAGTAGCTGGTTTAGCTGAAACTGGCTTTAATTTTGTTAAGGGCTTCGGTACTACCATATTTAATGGAGTAGTAGGTCTTTTTCCAGATGAAAAACAAGAAAGAATTCGAGCTTGGGTAGACAACGCAAAAGAAGGCATCAGCAATTTCTTCGGAAACGCGATAGAAGGAGCGAGAGGACTCTTTACTCGGGTAAGAGAGGGAATTTTTGGTTCTAACTCAAGAACGGCTCGTGAACTTTTTGAAGGGTTTAAGGGTAGAATATCAGGTTTTCTAGGTAATGTTCGTGAAGGAGTGGGCGACTTCTTCGCTGATGTAAAAGAAAGAGGACTTAGAAGAGCTATAAGAGATAGAGCGCAAGACGCAGCTCAAAACGTTAGAGAGTTCTTTGGTAACGTAGCAGATGGAATACGTGATTTTTCAAATGATGTTAAGGAAGATGGACTCGGAGTTACCGTAGAGAACAGGTTAAACAATCTCTTTGAGGGAAACGACGGTATTATAGCTAACGCTGGACGTGCCGTAGGGCAGTTTTTTGGAGATATTCAACGAGATGGATTCGGGCCTGCTGTAGGTGAAAGGCTCAATGAAGTTAAAGAAAACGTAGGCGCTTTCTTTCAGGGGGCGGCTGATACTTTAGGCAACTTCTTTGGTGGTATAGGTGACTCATTAAGAGAAAACGCAGACCGTCAAGCTATGGTAGACGCCTTAGGTGGTACAACTGGTTTATTTGGGAATTTGTTTAAAAGTGACTCAGAAGATTTTGAAGAGCTGGTTGACAGATACCGAGCAGAATCCGGCATGGAGGATGCTCGTTTTAATCAAGTTAGAAGAGCCATGGAGCAAGATACTGCCTTTATGCAAGCAGAGCTTGATAGGCGTGGTATTGAACTTCCAAGTAGATCAGAATCAGTAGAAGATGCTATAATCCGTCCCGATGGAACTATAATCCACACTTCTCCAGATGATACTATTCTAGCTACTAAAAATAATCCCACTATAGTAGAAAATAGAATGGATCGGGAAGTAACCAGTGACATGAGTGGGATGGCTTCTTTAAATGGGACAAATTATGAAAATAAATTCGATTCAATGATTCAGCAGTTATCCACTTTGATTGAAGTTACCTCTAGAAGTGGAGGAAATATCATAAACTCTCAGTCTACGCCACAATTCAATTTCAATAATCTAAGACTTGGAGGAAGTTAATGATAATTCCACGAGGAAAAAGAGTAGAGTTTAAACAAAATGGAGCGCTTCTTCCTGGAACAGAAGGAGTTGATATTCTCTTAGAAGAAGATATAACGCTTTCTTTAAACTCGGAATTCGGAGACTTAGTGAGCGGGGGAGCCAGTACCGGACTTAGTATGTTAGGTTCTTTATCTAGAGATATTTTAGGATTCGGATTTAGCGGACAATTTAAACAGCTTGGGTTTCAGATCTGGCAAAAAACCCAACCTTTATCTATCTCTATTACAGTAGCTTTTCACATGCAAACAAATGCCTATACTGATGTTGTATCCCCTACTCGAGCTCTGATCAAATTACCCCTTCCAGATGATGGTAATGCTGAAGAAAATGGAATAGGACTTATTCCTCCGGGTCCTTCTATCATTGAAGCATTTGGAGCAGATAATCAGGAAAGATCAGGTAGAAGAATAAGCTGCAGAATAGGATTTATTAGGCTTCCGGGCATTATTGTAACGGAAGCAGAGCCTACGTATAGCAAGGAAACCGATCAGAATGGTTGGCCAATCTTCAGTAAAGTCAGACTACAAATAAGAACTCTCTTTACTGCTACTACAAGCCTTATAGATCAAATGGGGTATGATGAATAATGAGAAACAGATACGAAGTGATGAAAGAAAGTGATCAGGTAAATACTGATGGAAACAAATACCCGGATGTTATGACTTTTCCGATAGAAAAGTTTCTTTACACTAATACAGCAAAAAAATATATACTGCGCAGATTTGATCTAGACAGATTTGATTTATTATGCATACGCGAGTATGGAGTTGCCTACTACGATGATATAATTCTATGGCTCAATAACATCGATAATCTAAAGAATGCTGTGCCAGGACAAGAGATACTATTACCATCTAAGAGAGACTTGGATAGATTTTTCTCCAAATATCTCAGGTAGGTTAAATGGAATTTAACGATTATGTGCTAGACATTGTCATAGGAGATTCTCTTGTTGAAATAGGAACTTCAGAGTTTTCTTTCTCTATGTCCGATAGCATATTTCAAATGTTTCCTAGCTTTAATCTTCAGATAAATGATGTTGCCGGAGTTCTTTTAGAAACTTTAGCCTTTACTCCAGGTGAAAAAGTTAATGCTACTTTTGGAAGAGTAGGAGAAGAGATACAGAATAGATACATAAGCCGACACTTTGAAACGTCGGAAGTATTTACTCCAGGAACTCTAAACGGCTTATTGAATATAAATAATACGCATGAGTTTGTCTACTTTCAAAATAGAGAGAGTTATGCTTATGAAGGAACTCCTAGTGATGTAGTAAGAGAATTAACTTCAGACTATAACTTCTCTGATACTCGTATAGATAACTCAGAAAATCAACATATTTGGTACAGACCTTTTTATACTCAGGCTGAAATGATAGAGAAAGTTTTATTAGAGAATGTATACTCGAATGACTCAAACGATACCCCTTTCTTTTCGTTCATTGATAATGATAATGTATTTCACTTTGAAAGTTTTTTTAGTCTTATAGAGCGATCATCGGAAACAGAGTTGCTTTTAATCCCAGGAGATTATGCGATAAATGAAAGAAATAGAGTTATTGACTTTAAACCTCTTAGTGAAGATTACAACAGTTTACAAAAGACTTTGATTTATCAATACTTCGAAAGGGGAGTTGATAGTTTTGAACTTACAGAATCAGAAAAGAATATCAAGGAAGTATACCCTGGAGATTACCTAGTGAGTCAAGAAGAACTTATTCTAACTGGAACAGAATACTTTAGCCGAAGTAATATAAAAGAGTATGAGGATAATGTTCTAGGGCAAAAACTATTTAACCTAAGATCAGGACTATTAACAAATAAGATTTTAGTAACTATTCCACTAAATACAAATCTGGTCGCGGGAAAAACAGTAGATCTGGTTGCCTCAAAAGCTTTCTTAGAAAATGAAAACTCTTTAAGTTATAGTGGAAAATTCTTAGTAGAAAGAAGTCAGCACTCCTGGAGTGGGGAATCTCAAAACGGATTTTCCCAACTTCTGCTTTCAAGAAAGAATAAGACGGTTCCTGATAGTTATTTGATAAAGAGCAGGTTATATAATCCATGATGGAATACCCAATATATCGAATTGCAAAAGTAATAGATAACTTAGATGAAGAGGAAACAGGGCGCATAAAGGTTAGAGTTTTACCCGAAATGAATGGAGTTCCTAATGATGATTTGCTTCCTTGGATAACTCCTGACAGTCAAAGTAAAAATGGAACTAGTGATGGTGTGGGAATTCATAATGTTCCTGATATCGATAGTCATATCACCGTGAGGGTTAATGATAAATATTGGACCGATATTAACTACTTGTATGAATCCCCAAGACTTTCGTCATATTATCCATATTCTTCCTTTTCTGAGGAGTTTGATATAGACGAGTTAGAAACAACTCCTGAGTATCCTCAGCCTAAATTCGAAAAAACAGCAGACGGAGTTATTGCTTTCCACGATACTAGTCAAGGTATTTTAGGGATACAACATCCTACTGGAGCATATGTTGCTATCGATGAAAAAGGACAAATATTTGTAAAATTCATCGATAAAGTAAAAATGAAGAATGATGATGAAACTATCTCGCTAGAGCTAAATACCACAGATAATAAGGTGGATATTAAAGCCGATGGAGGAGAAGTAGTAATCACCGCCGAAGACTTTACGTTTAATGGAACAAACTATGTGATAGCCGGCGGAGGAGATAGTGCTGTTTTATTTACCCCACTAGAAGAAATCTTGTCCGCCCTATTGAGCCATGCTCACACGGCACCCTCTGGTCCTACAACCCCAGCTGAAAAGTCTGATAAGAGTCCTCTTTCGGCTTTACAGTCTAAACTAACTGAAATGAAGAGTGCTTCTACCACTCTAGATTAAAGGAGATAAAAATGTCAGACCTAAGCATAACTGAAAATGAAATAGACGAAGTTATACTTTTCCTTAGACGAAAAGGAGAAAGTACCTTAGCTAACCGGGTGGAGGTTCTCAGAAGGATAAAAAACTCAGGTAGTGAGGATTACGCCGCTGGAATCGATGCTATTTTGGAAGTAGAAAAAGCTTTGTTTCAAAAGGTTCCTCGTGACCTTATATTAAATCGTATTCAGTATATAGTAGATGAAGTAAAAAAGGAATTATAAGTGCCAATAGCAGCTTCTCAAAGTTTATTAAAGACTCAGATAAAAGCAGCATTGAGCCTAGGTAAAGGTGCGAGCGCTAGCTCTACCGCAACACAAATTGCAGCGGCTGTAGCTTCGGCAGCACCTACAGGTCTTTTTCCCCCAGCACCTACACCTATCCCACTAGTTCCGGCAGGGTTAAGTGCGGGTCAAGCTTTAATTACGCAATCTTTAAGTCTAGGGAAAGGAGCGACAATTTCTGGTACAGCACAAGCTATGGCAGCGGGAATATCTGTTATAGCCCCTGTAGCTCCTCCTGCAGGACTTAGTTTACTACAAACACAGATAAGTAGTGCTTTAAGTGCAGGTAAAGGGGCTGACATTGACCTAGTAGCCACACAACTTTCGATTGCTATAGTGCAATATTACGTAACAGGTGGAGTATTATGACTTTTCAAGAAAAAGTAGATGCTTTAAAACAAGACCGAACAAACACCATTTCTGCGATTCGAGGAATAAACAGTTCTGAAGTAGACTTACAAGAAAGTATAGATTTTAACAATCAATACCTTTTTGGAGATGGAACGCATCTTGGGGTGGTAAATTTCTTAGAACTTTATTATTCTGAGTTAAACTTAGCTGTAGGCCGAATTGCTACTACTCCCGCACTTCATAATGGTTTAGACTCTACAAAAAATTCTTGGACTTCTCAGTTCAACAGTGCAGTAACTACTGCTGGAGATGGTTCTTTATACTTAGATGGAAATTCAGACGGAATAGCGGATGAAAACATTAATAATAGTAGCGCTTGGTTATTCCAAAACGGGGACCAAGGGCAAACAAACGCTGGCATTAAATCTGAAATAAGCAGTATTAACTCTGCTCTAGGAGCTTCCGCTTCAAATAATAGCGACAGTAGGATTAGTGATTATATCTATACATCTGGAGATGGAACTGGGCTAGATGATACTGTAGATGCATTATTAGCGGCTCAAACTAGAGCTCAGTCTGACAGAGGTTCTGGACTACTTGGAAAAAGAACTCAAAATGCAGACGAAAATAGCGAGTTTGTAGTAGAACCAGACCCTCTCACTGGAACTCAGGAAATTTATACTGAAGAAGACCCATCAGATCCAGGATTTTGGCGATACACTGTAGGATATAATGGTGCAGACACTCCACATTATTTTGCTGAACCCGAAAGAAGTAATTTAATAAACGCTTTGGATAGCATTATTATCGAACTTCAGTCTTATGAGGCTAAAATAATAGAAATTGAAGGCTATATTACCTCTGTAGATAATGGAACCAATGCTCTGTTTTCTGAAGCGGGAATGGACAATGACATAGACACTGCCACCGAATTAATTAACTTAGGCAACCTGAAGACACAAATTCAATCTCTTATCACCGACTATCAATCTCAATCTTCTTATTTTTCAGTATTTACTGCTTCTACTGATATCTCAGGACAAGTCGGATATATCGAGGCAGATTTCAATAATAGACTTAATACCACTATTTCAGGACTAAATTCGACACTGACTTCAGAATTAAACAGTCGAGTTACTGAAGTAGAATCTTTTATTAATCTAAGTGACGCCACTTTGACTTTAGGGTTTAGAAAGTGGCTTTATTTCTGGGTAAAAGAAAACATTCAAAAACCAGTAAGTCCTTATATAAGCTTAAACGGTATAGGTGTAGCAAAGACTAGCCAACAGAATAGCTTATCTAACCAAAATGCAACTCTTAATACAGTGTCCGGTAATGCTGAAGAGTATTTAGTAAATGCGCCTATGATTGGAGCTTTTCCCAATCCCAAATTAGATGAAAATGGAATTATTCTACAACAGCGAGTTAACCTTTTATGGTTAGGCTACCCGGCGGCTAATAAGTATAAAATTTTTAGATCACCTAGAAGCTCTATTGTTTCCATAACAAATGATAACTGGACCGACGCAACACTTTTAAGCTGGATTATTACCGTAAATGAAGACAGTGGCAGCATAGACATTGAATATTTAGACACAACTTTTTTAGCAAACACTTTGTACATTTACCGTGTTCAAGCATTTGACTCTACTGGAGATGGTCCTTCTTCCCCTCTACCAAGAATAGACAGTTTTGATTCATCATCTCTTCAAAGTAAAATTTATGACGAAGCCAACGGGGTTGCCTTAACTGACATAACTAGTGGTAGAATGACTGTACCTGAAGGTCATGAATTTCAAAGTGGTAGTTGGGTTTATATTGTTGCAGATGATTTTTCTGTAGAAGAATTTTATTTGGTATCCGCTGTTACTGAAGATACAGTTATTTTAGAAAATACCTCACTAAATTTAGGAGCCTCTACTATTTATCGTACTTTCGGCGTCATACAGACTCCGGCTTAGCATAGACTATTATATTATGTCTGACTCAAGAACTTTTTCAGATTTTACAAGCTCTGCAGAGTTTGAACCAAATGGAAGTCTCAGAATAGTTACTGGAACTGAGGCTCTAGTAAACTCTCTACGAATGTGGATAGCTTCTTTTAGAGGAGAACTTATCCGTAGACCTGCGAGAGGTGGATATATCGTGCAGTGGCTTATGAAACCTATGAGTGAAGAAGTTGGCATCAGAATTAGAGAAGCCATCCAAGAAGGTCTTTTTGAAGACTTTGAACCAAGAATAACGATAACTAAAGTACGGGTTATTCCGGATTATGAAAATCAATTTTGGAATATAGAATTAGAAGGTTATTCTAGTCTTCTGAAAGAGACTTTCTCTCTATCAGAAAAATTAAGAAGAATAAGCCAATAGCAGAAGGGGAATAACTTGATAAATTTTGACTATCAAAGCATTTTAGACCGAATGGTCGATAGCCTAAAAGTTAAACTAGGCGATACTGATTTTCTTTTCTTCTCTACTAATCTTCGTATACTTGAGACAGTAGCTGAAGAACTAACCGAGACAGTAAGATATGATGAATATTTGACTAGAGAGTCTAAGTGGAATATAGCTAGAAATATTTCATCACTTTTAACTCAGTCTGAGTTCTTTAATTATTCCCCTCATAGAAAAATAGGAAGCAATGGAACAATAAGAGTTAGTAGCGATTCTGCCTTTGACGGAGATTATCCAGTAACTATTACCATTCCAAAATATACTGAGTTTACTAATGGTGAGACTTCTTTTGCCAGTAGCTCTCAGAGAATTCTAAGCCCAGGACAAAATTTCATCGATATTCAAGTTGTTCAGGGAGTTCCAAAGATACAGACTTTCGAAATAACTAGTGCTCAGTTTCCTACGGGAACCGAATACGCAGTCTTAGAAGTTAACAATGATAGCATTGAAGAATCATTATATGATGTAAAGGTAAACGGTCAATTATGGACAAGAATCGAGCATATTAGACTTGCTGAGTCAGCGACCTCTCAAAACTTCGTTCTAAGAAATAAAAATGATTTCTCAGGAATACAAATAGAATTTGGAAACGATGTTTTTGGCAAAAAATTAGAAATTGGTGATATTGTTACTCTCGAATATCTAGAGACGAAAGGTGAAAATGGAAATATTTTAGAATCAGGCAACGTGAATCAAATTCTCGGTCTGTTTACAGATGCTAATGATCAGGTTGTTACTTTATACGCAAGTAATATCTCTACTATAATCGGGGGAACAGAATACGAAGAAGCGGAAAGTATTCGTGTTAATGCTCCTAGAAGTTATCAGACTGGAGACCGTGCTATGACACGACTCGATTATCAAACTCTCATTATTAGAAGCGGAGCAGTTGATCGAGTCATCGTATGGGGTGAGACAGAAGTAAATGAAGACAGAGGTAATCCTCCGGGAACTTATTTACCTCTCGAAGAAAACTTAGTCTATATTTCAGGATTCAATATTAATCCGATTACGCTTTCTGGTACTACTTTAACCGTGGCGGGTCAAACTTTCCTAAGAGATGAGTTAAATCCTTTAAAAGGTCCTACAGACATCATAAGATTCGTAGACACTCAGTTTATTTACATTACGTTTCACTGTACGATATTTGTAAGCGATAAAAGATATTCTCTAGAAGAAGCCAGAGCTAATGTTGAAAATGGACTTCGAACTAATTATTCGTTAGAAAATACAGCTTTTAGAGAAAATCTTTACTTCTCTCAGTATTACGAATATATTAACAGTATTGAAGGAGTAGGACATCACAGAACAAATCTATCCTTTACTAATCTACTATCTTTTAACAGTGCCTATGCCTTTGATCTAGATTTAGCTTTAAATAACATCAAGCCGAATTCGGTAAAGATTTCGGTTAGAACACAGAGTTCCGACCCCTGGACATTGATAGCACAGGATGATGGTAACTTTAACTTGATTGGAGAACAAATCGACCCTTCTGACTCTGGGTCAGGATTTTATAATCTTCCTGGAGCTACGATAAATTATGCTGATGGTTTTGGAGGTGAAATTTTAGTTACTTTCGGTCTAAACGATAATTATACTCTTTATCAAATTAGGGTAGACTTTGAATTGGAAGATTCGACTGAGGGAGACCTCTTACTAACACAGCGGCAGCAAATCTATTCCTACTATCAGTCTAATATTACGATGATAGCTGTCTAAAGGAGACGTCGCGTGGAACAATTACGACTAGTAAAAAAGATACCTCTTTCTCTTAGAAATCCTTTTTGGAACGCTCTCATAGATGCAATAGATATTGAAATACAGACTCTTAATTCTCTTATAGAGGAAAAGAATACTTTTTATGATATCGACTCTATGGACTATGAAAGACTTATTGAAATATCTGAACTCTTAGGAGTCTTATTCAATGCGACAATCAATGACTCCATAGACTTTTTGAGAAGAGAAGTCAAGGCAATTCCTTTTAAGATAAAGTTTAAAGGAACCGCTATTCTCTATCTTTCTTTCTTTAAGAGCTTAAACAGAAAAGGCGATCTTTTTATATACTCCTTTAAAGCAAGCAGTGATGCCTTAGTAAGAAATACTCAGAGCTTTATAACTGACGGAGTTGGGCATAATTTTCCAGATCCTTATTTTCATTTAGCTTCAGAAGATTTATCTGGATTCGTTGAAGATGCTCTTAGATTAGACACGGGTTTATCTCTGGATGTTGAAAATGAAGGTGATATTTGGACCTTAGATACTGTTGATAGCCAAATAACAACCAATCATATAGGATTGGAATTCTTTATTGATCGTCTCATAACAAAAGAAGTTAGAAATGAAGCAGACGAGTTGATAGAAAAAGAGTTCCTTATGACTTGGGAATATATGGATTTTATTCAGGTAAATACAGCTTTCTCCCGTAGAGTGAAAGAAGTTCCTCATGTAGGAGCACAGCTTACTGTTTTTATGGATGAAAGTATGACTGTCAATCCATTAGACGATGAGTATAGCTCTCCTATTATAAAAATGAAAGCTTTGATAACACCAGAATATTTTGATATAGAGAGTTTTTTGGATATTAGCTACATAGAATTTGGAATTGGATCTCATGAAAATCTTCCTACTAAAGAAGCTTTGAGCGGCGAAGTAATGCCTACAGGATTAGACCTTAGAGTTGCTAGAAACTTTGTTCTCTTCGATGAAAAATATGATAATGATGAATTCATTGGAGGAATTTCTGAATACAGAGGACAAGAGATTAACAGATTCGACCTTCATGATGAAACAGGATATCTTTTAGACAATACTGGGTTTGGAGCTGTAGACGGATATACCGATTACTTTGAAGGACAGTTACTCTTTGCACCTATACAAAAAGGTAATGTTAGAATTCTCTTTACGCATCAAGGATTAGAAAGAGAGATTTTTGATGATAGAAAAGGAGAGCTTATAGGAGACTTCGCTAAAGGAACAGTAGACTACACTACCGGTGAGTATACGTTATCTACAGATTTTATCTTCAACGCTGAGGATATTATTTTTACTGGAAATGGAACAGATACTCTCATAGAATATGATGTTAACTTAGACTTTCCGATTCAGAATCCGTCTATGAGTAGTTATTCTGGAGAAAAGGTTACTATTAAGTATAATGTCGGTAATAGAATTTTCTTGGCGATAGATAATGGAAGTGGAATTTTTGAAGATACTTCTTTAGAGGGTCATCTTATTACTGGAACAGTAGATTATAACACTGGAGATTTTTCTTTCGAATTCGACGCTCCCATTACCTCTGGAGAAGATGTTTCGTTAGAATATTCTTACAGAAAAGTAGCTACTCCCGATGCAGCCACTTTCATAAAAGCTGACTATTACTTTACAATAGAAACAATTGAGATAACCGAAGCCGGTTTGTTTGATATAAACAACAATATGATTGCCTATTCTACTTTTCCCCCGATAGAGTTCAATAGTAGTAAGAATCACGTAAATATTGGCTTTCTCATAAAGAAGGGTAGTTTCTAACTATAAAAATAGGTAAGGAAGGAAAAATAAAATGAGCACAACCGTCAATCGCGGGTCACAAATTTTGGGATGGGATTATCGTCAAGAAGCTCGTGCCAAAATTTTCAACAGAATATTTTCTCAGCTAATTCCTGCAGGTATATACAGCGGGGCAGTATTAACTAGAATAAGTGGAACAAATGTTAGTGCGAATCCTACAGTATCTCAGCCCACTGTAGTTATGATACGAGATGCCAATAACGATGCTCTTAACATTACTACTAGGATAGAAGCATCTAGCGATATAGAATTAAACCTTGATGATGGAACAAACGCGGGTTATGCTAACCCCGCTAAACCATACATTATTTTTAGATTCGCTTGGAGCGATGTAGAAAACAACTTTATGGATATGAAGGCGGTTGCTTGGCCTGAAGATCCTACTTTTACAAATGCTGATCAGATATGGCCGACTGACATTATAGTTGGAAAAGTTCTTTTTGAAGAAGAAACTCCAAGCAGTGGCGATTATATTGTAAAAACTACTCAGCCTTTTGACCTAACTCGCAGAACAAACGTTTTTATTCCAGATTCTTCTTTAGCTTTTCGTGAACTTAGAGTTCAAAGTCCAGAAGGTGTTGGAAACCAGAAAAAAGTTTTTGTCACAAGCGGGTCTATAAATACAAGTAACGGTAGACAACAGGTTACTGGTGGTCACTATCCCACTTCTACTAATATCAGTGATACTACTGCACAGGGTAGAATTGACATTGTCTACGTTGATGAAAGTGGTAATATTCAAATCGAAGAGGGTATAGCATCAGCTAGTCCGGAAGCTCCACTTTATCTAAATAGAAAAGTTTTAGCTGAAATAAATCGTGGTCCTAGCAGAACGAATATTATCGGAACTGACATTCGTCAAGTAAATGAAACAAGACAAGGTATGGTCAGCTCGGACGAATTCCTTATCAAAAACGTAAATGATTATTATACCGAAGACTCATTAGGGCGGGTTACAATCGAAGCCGCTTTTGACGAGATTTATGAACTTTGGGCTAGTATTTTAGCTGGTCCCGGAGTGAGCGACGATTCAGTTAAAGATTATCACATTGATTGGGGAACTGCAGCGGATCAAGTTTCGGCGGTAGATGTTCCGATAGCTGATGCTGGGGGAAGATTCACTGCCACTGAGGTAGAGGCTTCTCTACAAGAAATTGCAGGAGTAGGAAGAACAACTGAGACAGTTAAACAAAATACCGATGATATTGCTACGTTGGACTCAGATTTTACAACTCACGAGGCTTTAGAAGCAGATACTTCTACAGTTCATGGAATCAATGTTGTTACAACCATACCTTAAACTTAAAGGGGACTATTAATATATGGGAATTCAAAATGTGCCCAGCGTAGAAGCTGTACAAGAATACGTAAAAGATAATGTTGGAAACTGGGACGCTACAAAAACTTATGCCATCAATGATCTCGCTATAGACTCTGGCTCTATTTACAAGTCTTTAACGAATGGAAACTTAAATAACCAACCTTCTTTAGATTTAACCGAGACCAATTGGGAACTTGCCAGCGGAGGTGGAGGCGGAGCTTCTACCACTGAATACACTGCAGCAATGGATTTCACTCTTGGTCAACCAATTGCAGTTGCACCCGGAAATATTGATCTTGAGTTAAACTTAGCCGCTGTGGGTGGGGCATTTGACACCCCTGTAGAAGCCTATTTTGTTATAGCGTTAGATAATGATGTTAAAATACTAGTATATTTTGTTACTGATACCAATACTCCGGCTCCTTCAGTCGGGCAAACTCACGAATTTCAAATATTTAGGGCTTCGTACGCTACGAGCGCGGATGTTCGCTCTGCAGCCGAAGACTTAATCGGACATTTTGGAGTTTATAGTGTAAACACCGACGTTACCTTAACTACGAGCATTTCTATTATATGTGACACATCGACATATTCTCCAAGTATAATTGAGGTAGGAACTGCTTTTTCTTATATAGGTACAGCCTCTCCTACTAGTATTGCGGGGCAAGCTGTAGTAGCTTCTTTAGAAACTTTGTTTTCCGCTGAAGTTGTAGGAATAACTCAAGCAAATGCTTTATCCGGAAATACAGTTGTAGCTCAAAAAATAGCTCTTCTAGAAACTATTCCCTCCGGTAGTATAGAGGGTGGAACTTTCACTGTGGGCCTTCCTGTTTTCTTAGGACGTGGAGGAGTACTTACACAAGACGTAAGTAATTTAGAAACGAATGTATATCGAACTTATCTCGGAGTAGCTACCGCTACTGATGCAGTGGATGTTTTAGTTCAAGAATCTGTAGCTATAAATGACACTTCTTTTTCTTATGATGCGGTTCCAATCGGAACTATTGCGTTTAGCTCAACTACGGCTCTTCAACCGGGATGGCTTCGTCCCGAAGGGCAAGCCATAAGTCGTACTAATTACTCAAGTCTAAATACTATGTATGCGTCTGAAAGCTATCCCTACGGAAGCGGTGATGGGAGCACAACATTCAATCTCCCAAACTACGCCGACCCAGCGGCTATGATCAAGGTTCGTTACACTGATGATAGACTATTAATAGGTGATGATGAAATAGATGGGGGAAGTGCAAGCACTTCATTTTAATTGAGAGGAATTAATGCCAGTACAACAGATTAAACTTAGACGAGATACAGCGGCTAATTGGACCTCAGTAAATCCAGTATTAGCACAAGGTGAACCCGGTTTTGAAACCGATACTGGGCTTCTTAAAATCGGTAATGGTACCGATGTTTGGGATGATCTTGAAGGTATATCTGGAGCTGGTGGTGGCGGTGGCTTTCAGATAGGTGCTATCTTTCCACACGGTGGAACAGTGGCCCCTATCGGTGCGTTGATATGTGATGGCTCAGCCATCAGCCGTACCGATTACTCGGATTTGTTCGCGGCTATCGGCACAACATGGGGCGCGGGTGATGGCTCCACTACCTTCAACTTGCCGGACTTGCAGGGTGCATTTTTGCGCGGTACTGGCTCACACGGTACCGAGCCTAT